CGGCGCGAAGATCGGCTACACCACGAACGTGCGCCGCCCGGCGCGCTACAAGGGCACGGCCGGCCCGGCGCTGAACGTCGAGGCCATGACCGAGTCGAGCGTCCCGGTCACGCTGACTACCCAGTTCCACGTCGATACCCAGTTCCAGACGTCGGACCTGCTGCTGTCGATGGACATGTTCTCGAAACGCGTCCTGCAGCCGGGCGTCGCCACGATCGCCAACCGCGTGGATTACGACCTCGCGATTGGCATGCGCAACAACTTCTTCAACATCACCGGCACGCCGGGCACGATCCCGACCACGACTGCACCCTTCCTGCAGGCCGGTGCCTGGCTGGATTCGGAAGCCGTACCGCGCGACGGCAACCGCTACATGGTCATCGACCAGTGGACACAAGCCTCGATGGTCGGCGGCCTGCAAGGCCTATTCAACCCGCAGGTGCAGGTCGGCGAACAGTACAAGAAAGGCATGATGTCCCGCCAGACGCTGGGCTTCGACTGGTACATGGACCAGAACGTCGTCGCCAAGTCGTTCGGCGCCCTGGGCGGCACGCCGCAGTACGACAACACCCAGACCTCGTCGGCCGTCATCAGCGACGGCTGGGTCGCCTCGGGCACCTTTGGCACGAAGGGCTGGACGAACAGCACCGCAGTCGTGAAGGTCGGCGACGTGTTCTCGGCCGCGAACGTCAACGCGGTGAACCCGCAGAACCGCCAGAGCGTCGGCAAGGCCCGCTACTTCGTCGTGCTGCCTCCATCGGGCACCCCGTCGAACGGCACATACGCGCCGAACTACGACCCCGTCACCGGTGCTGACATGGGCGGTACGTACACGTCGGACGGCTCGGGGAAGCTGCAGTTGACCGTGGCGAACGCATGCATCACCGGCGGCGCTTTCCAGTCGGTCGACACCGCGCCAGCCAACAGCGCGAATCTCACGTTCGTGGCAGGCTCAGGCGCCACTGGCCCGCAGAACCTGGCGTTCCACCGCGACGCCTACACGCTCGTTTCGGCTGATCTGCCGCTGCCGGGTGGCGTGGATATGGCGGCGCGCGCGTCCCACAAGGACATCGGCATGTCGATCCGCGCCGTGCGCCAGTACACGATCAACAACGATGCGCTGCCGACCCGCCTGGACATCCTGTACGGCCACGCCGCGCTGTACCGCGAAATGGGCTGCCGCGTTTCCGGCTGACCGCTGACCCTCAACCCCGCCCCGCTTCGGCGGGGCTTCCTTTTCGGAGGCCTTCATGGCAAACACCAATCCGGGACCGGCAGTCACCCAATCCGGCCCGACTTCCCTCCCTTTCGGCAACGTACAGCTGTTCGCGCTGCTGGCCATCGCGCTGACGCCCGCCCAAGTCGCGGCCAACACGACCGCCGAACAGACCTTCACCGTCAACGGCCTGCAGGTCGGCGACTTCGTCGAGGTCAACAAGCCGACCACCCAGGGCGGCCTGGGCGTCGTGAACGTCCGCGTGAGCGCGGCCAACACGCTGGCGATTGCGTTCTCGAACAACACCGCTGCCGGCATCACGCCGACGGCCGGCGAGAGCTATCAGGTCATGGTCGCGCGTCCGATCGCGAGTGCACTGTCGGGCGGCCTGCCGTCGACCCTGCCGCTGCCGTAATCCACCTGGGCCGGGCGCCCCCGGCCCTTTCGAATTCCTGAACATGACGACTGCCTACGACATCATCCACGGCGCGCTGCGCAAAATCGGCGCAATCGCCGTTGGCGAGACGCTATCGGCCGACGACAGCACGACCGGGCTGGAGCAGTTGAACGCACTGCTCGACCTGTGGAGTACCGAGCATCTGGCCGTGTTCAACAACAACGAGTACGTGCTGACGCTCCAGGCTGGCAAGTCGACGTACGCAGTCGGCTCAGGCGGCGACTTCGACATTCCCCGACCGCTACGCCTGTCTGGTGCATACACGCGCCTGCAGCCGACCGGCACGACCGTCGACTATCCATGCGCGGAGGTCGACTTCACACGCTGGTCGAAAATCGGTATCAAGAACCAGCCGGGGCCGTGGCCGAAGGTCATGTACTTCAACACGTCGTTTCCGCTGGCCGAGCTCATCTTCTGGCCGGTTCCGTCGCAGAACGCCGAGTTTCACCTGTGGGCCGACATGGTGTTTTCGCAATTCGCGAACCTCACAGACACGGTGATGCTGCCGCAGGGCTACAAGCTCACGCTGCAGGCAAACCTCGCCGTCTTGCTCGCTCCGGAATACGGCACGCAGCCGGCGCCGGAGCTGGTCGAGCAGGCGCGCGCCACGAAGAAAGCGCTCAAGGCGCTCAACGCTACGCCGACGGCGACGTCGACGTATGACGCCGCTGTCGTCGCGGGCAACCTGAACGACGCAGGCTGGATTCTGACCGGGGGATTCTGATGCCCGAGTTCGCATTCGTCGGCCCGTCGTACGAGGCTGCAAACCCACTGCAGGATGCCCAGCGCCTGATCAACTGGTTCGTCGAGGTAGATCAGAGCAGCGAAGCCAAGGCGCCTCTCGCGCTGCTGGGGACCCCTGGGCTGATCGCAGTAGTGACCGGTCCGGCTGCCCCCGTGCGCGGCATGTGGACGCTGCCGGGGAATACGCGTGCAGCCATCGTGATCGGAAGCGTAGCCTATCTGTTCGATGGTGCGATGCTGACGCAGATCGGCACGCTAGGGACCAGCAGCGGTCCGGTGTGGACCCGTGACAATGGTGCGGGGCAAGTCATCGCGTTCGCCGATGGCGCGAGCATCTATACCTACAACCTGTTCACGCGCGTCTGGAAGCGGTTCAACATTGCGGCCCGCGGCGCAGCGTTCATCGATGGCTGGTTGGCGTTTGGGCAGCCCGGATCACAGCAGTTCTTCACGTCACCGCTCTACTGGAACGGCTCGGATAATTTCGACGCAACGTATTTCGCTCTGAAAGACGCGGCGTCCGACAACCTCGTCGTGCCGATCGAGCATAACCGGCAACTCTGGCTGATTGGCGAGCGCACGACCGAAATCTGGTACGACGCCGGAAACCAGTACTTCCCATATTCCCGTCTCCAGGGCGCGATGCTCGACATCGGCTGCCAAGCGCCGGGCAGCGTGTGCCGGACTGGCAAAGGCCTGATGTGGCTGGCACGCTCGGAACGCGGCGAGAACGTCATCGTCATGTCGAAGGACTACGACTACGACTCGGTGAGCACGCCCGCCGTCACCTACCAGCTGTCGCAATACGCCACGTTGAGCGATGCCGTCGCCTTCGTGTACAGCGAGGAAGGTCACGAGTTCTACCAGATCAACTTCCCGAGCGCGGACGTCACGTGGGTGTTCGACCTGACGACCGGCCTGTGGCATCAGCGCGCGAGCTTCGACATCTCGACGGGCCTGTTCCACCGGCACCGCGCGAACTGCTGCATGAACCTGAACGGTAACATCTACGTCGGCGACTACCAGAACGGCACGATCTACCAGATGACGCGCAAGGCATACGACGACGCCGGCGCGCCTTTGGTCGCCGTGCGCCGCACGCCGCATGTCTGGGATAAGGGTGAACGCAACCGCGTGCGCCAAACCTGGCTCCAGGTCGAATTCACGCCCGGCCAGGGTCTCACGACGGGCCAGGGCAGCGACCCGCAGGTCATGATGCGCATGTCGAATGACGGCGGCTTCTCATGGGGCAATGAGCACTGGACGGGGATTGGTCAGATCGGTGAGTTCCAGCGCCGCGCGGTCTGGCGCCGCCTGGGAATGGCGCGCGACCGCGTGTACGAGGTTCGCATTTCCGACCCAGTGCCGCGCGACGTCGTCGGCGCCACGCTGCGCGGCATGGGGACGCGAGCATGAGCATGATTCCCCCGTTCACCATCGACCCGATCGAGATCGACAAGAAGACCGGACGGAGCCGCTGGAACCGCGACTGGTGGCTATTCCTGAATAGCATTTGGGAAAAGCAAGGCGGCACGAGCGATACCACCGACGCGGAAGCGATGGGGATGTCGCGCACGCGCCGCGGAGGCAGTCGTTCGTCCGACAGCGGCGTCGCGCCGCCCCGCGTCCCGCGTACGCGCAAAACCGATGAGGTCGCCCCGGCGCGGCACGCGCAGCCACGCCTGGTCCTCACGAAGGAAACGTACAAGTCGTTCACGCTGATTCGGATGTACACAGGTTTGACGGCCGACATCCCTGCTGGCTGGCAGTTGGCCGACGGCACTGCCGGCGCGCCGGACCTCCGCGACAAGTTCGTCATCGGCTCAGGCAACTTGTACGCGCAGGGGGTTGCTGGTGGCTCGACCACCATCGCCGCGAACAATCTGCCAACCCACACGCATCCGTACAACGACAAGGACACCACGTACACCGCGAACACGATCGACGTGCAGTCCGGCAGCGGGACGACGGTCGTGCAAAGCATCACGGCCGGCGGCGGCGACACGGCGCGCACGAGCGGCAATAACACGACCACGGCGACGCCGTACTTGCCGCCGTACTACGCGGCGGCCTACATCGTCAACACCAAAACCGTCACCATCGTGACGGACGCGAAACTGAGGTAACCCATGTCCATCACATACCAGCGCTTCTTCGAGCCGCAGAAGATTCCGGCTGCCGACACTCCTATCTTCACCGTGCCGTCGACGCCGACGCAGACCATGCTGAAGTCCATGCGCGTGCGGCTGGCGAACACGACGGCAGCCGCCGCCTCAGTCACCATGTACGCCGCCGTCGGCGCGGCGGTCGGCGCGGCGGAAAATACATTCCTGCCGGGCGTCTCGATCGGCGCGAACGACTATCTCGACGTCGACGTGCCCGACATGGCCGCTGGCGACACGCTGCGCGCGCTGGGCGGCACAGCGAACGCCATCACGATCACGCAGCTCGAGGGCTTCCTGAAGGCCTGATGAAAACTCGCCTGGACATGTGCGCCGCGCTGCTGCGCGCGTTGGGCGAGCGTGCGCCGGCCATGACGCCTGAACAGCTCGAACAGGCGCTGGCCGACTGGGAGCTCGTCGACGTCGGCGGCGCCGTCGTGATGGTCCGCGGCGCCGAGATGCATGTGGGCGCCGTGCCGGAGGTGCGCGGGCGCTGGTTCGGCCGTCGCGCCCTCGCCGTCATGGCTGAAGTGCTGCGCAGCTACGGCCGCATCGAGACGCTCGTGCAGAAGAGCCACGCGCCGGGGCACGCGTTCGCGCGGCGCCTGGGCTTCGAACAAGTCGGCGAAAGCGGGGCCGCAATTCGCTACGAACTGAGGAAATTACGACATGCGAAACCATCCTGCACTGCTTGATCATCCCGTCGGCTTCACCGTGCGCGATGGCCGGCACTTTGATCCCGCGACCGCGCTCTTCGCCGGCGGCGCGACGCTGCTCGGCTCGAAGATGACCAGCGACGCTGCGAAGAGTGCCGGCAGCGACCAGGCGGCCGTCGCTCGATATGCTGCGGACCTGCAGGACAAGAACCTGCAGCAAACGCGCCAGAGCCTACAGCCCTTCATTAACACCGGCTACGATGCGCAATCTTCCCTGCGCAACATGCTCGGCCTGGGCGCGCCGACGGACGGCGGCACGTACGGCAGCCTGACGAAGCCGTTCAACGCGCAGACGTGGGAACAGTGGAAGGATCCTGGCTACGACTTCCAGCTGCAACAGGGTCAGCAGGCGCTGCAAAACAGTCAAGCCGCGAAGGATGGCGTGCTGTCCGGCGCCGCGCTGAAGGACCTGATCGGCTTCAATCAAGGCATGGCGAACACTGCATACCAGAACGCCTTCGGCCGCTACATGTCGCAAAACGATGCGACGTACAACCGCCTGTCGTCACTTCTGGGGGTGGGTGAGAACGCTGCAGCAGGCCTGGGCAATACGGGCGCGCAGGTCACGTCGAACATCGGCAACACGCTGACGTCTGGCGCAGCCGCGCAGGCTGCCGGCCAAGTCGGCTCCGCGAACGCGATAAGCGGTGGGCTGAACAACGCGGCCGGATTCTACGCGCTTCGGAATATGCTGAGCGGCGGTGGCGGCAGCATGTCCAGCCAGTTCACCGGTTCGCAAATGGCCGGCCTTGGTGATGGCATGTGGGGAGGCGTGTAATGGCACTCGACCCCACTATCGCCCTCCAGGCGCAGGCGCCAAGCTTCGACACGGCGCTCAAGCCCATTGCGTCCCTGCTCGGCATCGCTGGCGCGCAGCAGCAGTTGCAAACCGGCCGCCTCCAGCAGACCCAACTGCAGGGTCAGCTCCAGGAGCGCGAGAACCTGTCGAAAATCGACTGGAACAAGTTCCGTGACCAGGATGGCAACCTCGATCCGATCGCCGCCGGCAACGCGGCGCTGCAGGCGGCGCCGGCCTTCTACGGCCCCGCGCTGGCGAAGCAGTTGAACGAGGTCGCCAAAGACTCGATCACGATCAAGCAGGGATTGCAAAACCTGAACAAGTCGCAGCGTGAGGACATCGCATCCGGCCTCGGCGCGCTGTCCATGGACCCACAGCTGTCCCGCGCGAAAGTGCTCGACTGGGCATCGCAGTACAGCCAGCAGAACCCGGGCGCCGCACAGCTGCTGTCGATCGCGCTGAAGCACGCGCCGGACGATCTGGCCCAGCTCAAACAATGGTTGATCACTGGCCGCAACGGGATGATCGCGCCTGCCTCGCAGACCACGAACACGACGCTCGTGAACGATGGTGCGTCGACGCACATCGTGCAGAACAGCCCCTATCAGCCCGGCGCCGTGCAGGACGTTGGCCAGATCGCCAACCAGGTCGCCCCGATGCAGCGCGAGGAGGTGCAGGCCGACGCGCTCGGCAACCGCTACATCGTGCAGCGCGGCGCGAACGGCGCCATCCTCAACACGCGGCCGGTGCCGGGCAGCTATAACGCAGTCACCAGCGCGCCCAGTGCGGGCCCGGCCATGCTGCCGCCGGGTGGCGCGGGCGCGATCGACGACGCGCAGAAGGAAGTCACTGCGGCGCGCGCGGCAGCCAACCAGGCGCCTGTGCTGCATGACCTCAATCGCTCGATCATCGACCTGGTCGACAAAGGCGTCACGACCGGTTCGGCATCAGCCGTCATGGCGAAGGCAGCCCAGGTGGCGAACGGAACGTTCGGCATGCACCTTGAGTTCGGTGACAACACGGCCACCAACTACAACACGCTGGGCAAGCTGCTGGAACGCTCGGCTCTGAGCGCTGCCCAGGGCATGGGGCCGCACACGAACGCCGGCCTCGAGGCCCAGGTCCGTGCGAACGGCTCCCTCGACTATACGCCGCAGGCGATCCGCAAGATCGCCGTCCTGAACGACGCGCTGACCAGCGGCGCCGAGCACTACCGGTCCGGCCTGGAACAGGCGCTGCAGGCATCCGGCCAAAACCCAGCCGTGAAGCGCACGTTTGACCAGGACTGGGCGAAGAACTTCGACCCGCGCATCATGCGTCTGGAAAACGCCGCCGCGTCGGGCGACAAGAAGGAAATCGACGCCGTGATGCAGGAGCTGGGTGGCGCCGGCTCCAAGGCTACGCGCGATCTCCGCACGAAGGCAGCGAACCTGCAAGCCCTGATCTCGAAGGGGCATCTGTAATGGCCGGCCCGCTCGACAATGCGCTGTCGATCCTCGGCGGCCAGGATGCGACCGCGCCGACGCCGGCCGCGCGCTCCAACTCCGCCGCGCTGAACTACCTCAATGATCCGAAGAATCGCGCCGCGATCATGGCTGACGCGGACCGCATCGCAGCCATGCGGCTGGGTGCCGGCGGCGCACCTGCGGCGGCCGCGCCGACCGATGGACCGTTGTCCGGCGCGCTGGCGATTCTGAGCGGAGCTGCGCAGCCGGCCTCGGCCGCACAACCTGCACCGGCTGCGGCCGCCGAGCCGAGCGCATGGGACAAGATCAAAGGCGCGGGCGAAGCTGCCCTGCACTTCGCATCGTCCATCCCGGCGACGATCCCGGCGTCCGTCGCGGCCGTGTCGCAGATCGTGCGCGGCGACGAGAAGTACGGAACCCAGGACATGGTCCGCGCGGCCGAGCAGCGCTTCGGCCAGACCATGGATGATTACACCTACTCGCCGCGCACACAGACCGGGCAGGAATACGCGCAGAACATCGGCAACGCTCTGGAGCGTACTGGCATTCAAGGGCTGCCGGTACCTATGCTGAACGAGGCAGGCGCCGCCTTGCGCCCTGCCGTCTCGTTGGCGACCGGTGGCACCCGTGCCGGCGCCGCAGCTGCGGTCGATGCTGTCGGCGCGCGCATGACTCGTGCTGGTCAGGCCGGCGCTGCTGATATGGGCGTGCCGGCCGCTACCGCAGCCGCCAAACCGCGCATCAAGCTCAACGTCGACGGAACGACAACACCAGTGACGCCCGCCGCTGATGCATCATCTGGTTCGGCTGGCGCCGCTGCGCGCGCGGGCACCACACCGGCAGCAGCCGACGGCCCGCTGCCAGCCGCAGAGCAGGCCCGGCGCGCCCAGATACTGCGCGATATCGGCATCCAGGATGCGCGGCGCAGCGTGATCACAGGGGACCGCAAGTCCGGCGCCACGGACTATCAGACCTCGCGTCTCGACAGTCCTGCAGGCCGCCTGTTGGCGTCCAAGTTCGACGAAGAACGCGCCGCGCTCGAGAGCCACGCCGATTCGATCGTGCGCGGCAGCGGCGGCACCATCGGCACGGACCAGTCGGCACTGTACGGCCGCGGCAACACGGTCATCGCTCCGCTCGACTCCCTGAAGCAGTGGTTCGACGACCGCGCCGGCATGCTCTACCGTGCTGCTGACGAACAGTCGCAGGGCGTGCCAACGTCGCTGGAACGTTTCCGCTCGGTGCTGGCCGACGATTCCGAGATGACAAACTCCGATCGCGTGCACCTGCGCGGCGCCGTGAATGCCTACGCCAAGAAGCTCGACATCTTGGGTGATGAAGGCGCACTCCAAGGCAATGCCCAGCAGGCCGAGACCATCCGCAAATTCCTTGGCGAGAACTGGTCGCCAGCGAACGGGAAGTTCGTCGCGAAGCTGAAGGACGCACTCGACGAGGACGTGATGTCGGCTGCCGGCGGCGACCTCTACGGCCAGGCGCGCCAGATGTGGGCGCTGCGCAAGCAGACGCTGGACAACCCCAACGGCATCGCGAAGATCATGGATGCCTCCGGCCCGGAAGGGATCAATCGCGCTGTGCCCGTCGAGAAGATCCCGGATGCACTTGCCGGCATGCCGGTCAAGCAGTTCGGCCACGTGGTCGACACGCTCAAGAACCTGCCGCCCGAGCTGGCCGATCAGGGTCAGGCGGCGCTGGGGGAGATCAAGGCGCAGTTCGCCAACAAGGTGCTCGACGCCGGCCGCTCGACGAAGGGCCAGTGGAACCAGAAAGCCGTGCGCGCCTATCTTGCGAATAACAGCGAACGCATGCAGCAGGTTTTCACGCCGGAGGAAATGGGGAAATTTCGCACGCTGCTTGACGCGGGAGACATTCTTGCAACCGACCAGAGCTATCCAGGTGCGGCAGCACAAAAGCACAATCTGCTGCGCACTGGGACGATGCATGCGATCCGGACAGGATCGACTTCGGCGGGTGCGGCGCTCGGCGGCCCGGTCGGTGCTGCCGTGGGCGCTGCGGTCGGAGAAAAAGCGGCCGGCGCGCTGGGTGACGCGGCCGCGCTGAAGGCGGCGCAGAAGAGGCTAGTGCCGCTCAGCAGCCTGATCAGCGGCGGGCAGTAATTCCCAGTCGACAGGAATCGGCGCTTCATCATCCGGTACGACCGCGAGCGCGACACCGGATGGCGCAGGCGTCGCTCTGGAGGTGCCGAAGCCGCGAAACAGGTCGACCAGGAAGTAGACCACCAACCACAAAACAAGAAGGGCCATAACCGGTTCCTGAAGTAAGCCGCCTCGTGCGGCTTTTCTTTTTCCAGCACCCCGAGAGGTGCTTTTTTTACGTCCAGAGGATAAACATGGCAAGCCTGATGCCTGTCGCGAAGCAGCAGTATTTCATCCCCGGCACCGCAATCCCGCTGATCGGCGGGGAGCTGTACACGTACGCGGCCGGCACCTCGACGCCGAAAACGACCTGGCAGGACCCGGCCGGGACTACCCCGAACACGAATCCTATCACGTTGGACTCAAC